AAATCCTCCGACGACAACATCCATATACTTGCCTCAGTTCCGATAATATTGTCAGCGTAAATCCCGAACATAGCAATAGGATTTCCATTCTCAACTGTCGCACAAAAGATAGATTTATCTAAACACAACGTCAACGCCTCTTCCGGTGTATGATGGTGCGACGCCCATACCTCATTTACATCAGATGGTTTCATTGTATATTTTAAAGAGCGAACGTCAGCCTTAATAGAATTTCTTACCCTTATTCCGTCTTTATCGTAATAGATCATCCGCCAACCTCAATTTCTACCTCAATCGCGGCTATGGTTACAGGTAACGGATCGACCTGACGATAGAATACACTTCCACCGTCCTCGTACCCACCACCCAACGGTTCACGTTTCTCTCCTGTAAATAACGGAACAGGGACACCGTCTAAATATTCATTAGGGATAAATGCCTCGTACAGATTATCATCGTCCGGTCCGATATATCCACCTCTTGAATTGATGAACCTAAACGTCACGTTCCCAATTTTTACTTTACTGCCTATCATTGACCCGGATTTAAGAGCGATATGAACATTAAGTTGAGCAAGATCAGCTGTATATGGAAGTCCTACATGAACCCTTGAACACGCGGCTGGTAGCGTGACTTGCCCTGTCGCTACCGTCTGTTGTGGATAAACCTTTCCATTCCCAAGAATAGCAACGTCCTGACCTTCAAGATGGTCTAATCCATAAAATACTGTATCAGCCCTTCTGATAGTTCCACCACTAACGTATGCGCTCGCTAAAGTCGTAGAAACGTCATCTCCGGTCTCTTCATCTGTCAATTCAAAATCATAAACTCCTACATTCGCAACTTTATACCTATTTCCATTCAGCTCTGTCATTCCAACAATATCCACGATATCAACATAATCACCATCTGCTAAGGCATGAGCTGCCGCGCATGATACAACGCCCGGGTCTGCCTTTGTTATGCTTGATATAGAAACAGGATTATTGAAAGATAAACCGCTATCAACAAAGAACTGATCTTGTGAATCTGTCGATGCCATCCTCTGGACCATTCGCTCAATGAATCTTCCGCCATCTCGGTTGACTGACATCCATACTTCGTCATAACCGTCAGCCGGGATAACACAAATTGACTCAATCACTCCATCAGTAGGATGTTTCGCCCAGGCAATAACCTCTTGTTCATATAAATATGTGCATGAAATAAGGTCTCCGTTATCTAAAACTATCCAGATAAGACTATCAGGATCCTGCTGATACGCCATATCAGCAACAGTCCTTCCTTCAAACAAATGTTCTGCTAATACACGAATATCATCGCCTGTATATCCTGCCGACGTATCTCTATATTCAAAATTTCGTACAACTTTTCCATTCGATTGAACGTAAATGACTTGGTTTCCTATAACAATAGGCTGGACAGTACTCGATCCGCGATATCCTTGAGGCTTTTGACGTACCGTAGTTGGTGTTATGATCCCTGAGTCTGAACCAATAACCCATTCTGATCCGCTTGTAAATATCAAAAGATCGCTTAATGGAATAATGCTAAGAATAGGGTTTATCTGACGACTTAATAAATTTATTCCTATCGCGTCAGTATCAAGAAGAGAAAGAGAATTACGTCCGTGGCTTTCATAATCACCCGTCTTTGACATCTTAATTGACATAGGTTCTGCCTCAGCACCGCCTAGACATAGCCTATCTTGCTGAAAAGCATTAACCGCGGGCCATCCACGGTAATCGCTCCACGCACCTTCACTCCACGAATACGTTGACGTTGTAAGACCTATGTCCTGTAACACCGTACATATTGCCTCAGTCGCACTATTTACCGCTGTAATCTCAACAATACCTTCCTGATAAAACGCATCTGTCGTTAAGTCTACGTTACACGTTCCGCTTGTATAATCAAAACAGTTCGCTCTTACAAGGAAAGGTTCACTATGTATTTCAATATCCTCTGTCCCGGATGTGTTGATGTTAAAATCATCTTCACTCGTAAATGTCCTAAGAATAGTCCACGTTGTCCCACCATCAATAGACTTCTCAACCCGTATCTTACCAGTCCACGTTCCATGAGATATGATCCTCCATGTCGTAAAACACTTTATTTCTGCCGCTGCCGAAGTTGCAGTAAACGAAGAGGACTCTGTTTGACCTTCAATGTAATGAACGAGTTTCCACAACGCACCAACATGGTCATCATCGAATACAGCGGAAGCAGAGGACAACGTAATGCCCGTACCAGTAACAGCAGCGGCAGACAATGTCACAGCAGTATCAACATTTTCAGGTAAGAACGGCCCGTCTTGTGGATCATATTCTGATAAAGCCCAGCTTGCATCGCCTGACCGGGTGAGTTTACGCGTCTTTTGCGTTGGACACGTTATATAAATAATATCAGCTGAACTTTTAACGTCAAGATATGGAAGTTCAGACGCTGCATAAGGTGCAGAAATCTCATAAGCCTCTTGCTGAGTCCAATATGTTGTTTCTGTTGATGGGTTTTTATCTGTCCCGGACTTAATTGAATAATAAACATCTGCATTATACGTTACAAAATCTTCAAATGCGTCGTAAGTAGTCGCAGCGCTCCACGTTGCCGGAGAATCTGCTGCAATTTGACCTTGATCCGTAAAGAATCTTATATAATTAACTCCAAACTCAAGAGCATAAGCCTGTGATCTTGAGAATATGTAAGGAATAACGCGAGCCTTTGCAGTCTCATCGCCCTGTTTCGATACAAAATACGTCCCGGGACGGTTGCTCGCTCCACCATATACATGAGGAATCATATTCCTACAATACTTTAATCCCGTCGTATACTTGGCAAGATCAACACGCGTCCATATCTGAGGAGAAAACTCACCACCAGCAAAAGATGTTTGTGCGTACGTTAATGGCATTACCTTGAGTTCCTATATGAAGATGTAATTTCTCGCTTATTAACTTTTTCAGAAAAACCTATTACCTTTGCCTCTTCAATAAAAGCACGGGCAATCGTCATAATATCTGTCCCGGACTTAATCGTTCTCAATAACGTATGCGCTGCACTCGCCGCAAGTTTATACGATAACGCCATAACAAATTTTGGTGAATAAAGAGCTGTATCAATAATTTTATATGTATACTCGCAATAAGCGTCGTCTAAATTTGTCCCAATTATCCTTCGGCTATATGTCGGTTGGTATATCGTTTCAAACTGCTGTTCCTCTTTTGCTGTCATTGTCCCTTCGTTATAAACAACCCAAACAGTCATAGCTTCTGTTGGTCTAAGGTATGAGTTTTCCCATTCCAACTCAAGAACTGTATCAGTAACGGATACAAGTTTCTCTTTAACCGTAGCAAACGGCCACCGATACTCGCTGAAAAGATCTTCAAGGCACGGATTATAAAGCGTGTTTAAAGCATCAGCAGACGGATTATTCGCGTCAACACTTGTGACTTCTTTCATTCCAAGATGAGTTAATGCAAGATTATAAATATCAATTTTAGATGACATATCAATCCTTTATGGTAATAGGGGGGACGAATCCCCCCGTTTACCTCAGTTTTTCTTTTTGCGTCCGCGCGTTTTAGGAACCTTTGGTGCTGCCTCTTCTGCTTTATACGCAAACCCTGAATTGGGTTTTACAACTTTATGCACTTGAGACAACGCAACAGGAGCATTTTCGTTTACGGGTTCAGGTTTCTTTTCAGCATTATTGCCGATCTGCTTGAAGTGATGAGGAGGAATAACGTTGTTTCCAACCGGAACCGTTTCCCCTTTTCTCCACCTCTTGCCTTGAAACCCTACGCAATCACGAATAACTTCATACGTTTTCATTAATAACCCCTTATGCGATTAGTAATGCGTTAATATCAGCGTCTTTAACAATAAACATATCATACGTTCCTGTCAGTAACGGACCAGTCGCGATCGTAATATATCCTCGCAGATACCGCTCAACTCCCGAAGGAATACGAGCTTTATATACGATTGTGTTAGCTGTCAAAGAAGCCTTTCCAATAGCACCGGACGAAATAAGAGACGTTGCAGAAGCAAACGTCGCTGTGCTATCAGTCTGTAATGCAAACGTCGCTGTAGCTGCACCACCTGCAGTACAAGCCGTTTCAACTCTACAAACGAACCAGTCACCGACGTTAGCATCACCAGCTGCGATTGTGTCAATATAGCTGTCAGACGCAGCACTAACAGTTGAATCCTGAACGTCTGCAAGCAATAAATAAGCATCTAAAATCATTATAATTCTCCTTTTATTTCAGTTGGTGATTAAGTCAACGCAGTTTCGGTTGAAAGAATCGAATCAACTCTACGACAAGGAATACTCATAAACTGAAGCTCTTTACGAGATAAACCACTTGCCCCGACGACATCATTAACAGAAAGATGTACGTTAGTTTTATCCATGAGTTTTACACGAAGCATTGAGCGTGTTGCTCTGTTCATGTAAAATACAGGACGATATCCACCACCTGGCGGCAGATAATCAATCGCCATGCTCATATACTTAATCAAATTAGCTGATGTATCAGAAGTATCGCTTGCCGTAGCAAGAGCTGAAACGTCAACGTTGGCAATACGAACAACATTACGGTAATCGGCAATAGCGATACCACACATCCATTGATACCAAGATATGTACGCACGCATTGTCGCACCGGTTGTCGTACTTGTAATGACATCCTGAAGACCTAAATCTTCATGCTGAAGACCAGCCTTTGAACCCTTTGGAAAAATACCGAAAACTTTATCCATAGCCCAACCAACAAGCCAGATGGACGTATTATCGGAACCTGTTCCACCAGCGTCAATAACCTGCGCTGATGTCGTTTCGCCACTTAAAGAATAATAACGTGACGCCAATCCGTTAAACTGCTCCGGATCACTTGAAATGTCACCATAAATAAGAGCGTCAGCGAGTCCGTCAGATAAACCCTCGATAAATCCCTTATCCTGTGACATACGATAAGCTGCCGTATTGCCGTTAAGCTCAGCGACATTCTTATCAATCTGGTTTCGTGCCTCAAGAATAGCGCACCCTTCAACGATCTGCCCGGTCGTGCTTTTTGCCGGGACAACACCTTGGTTTAACAATCTAAACGTAGGCGTTGGTAAACTTGTCCTGATATTCAACTGATGTCCCGTAGGGAGGTTTCCCTGCGTCCATGGAATATCTTCAAGAATATCATTGTAGTTCTGCATTATTTCTGCTACTGCGCCAACATTACCATTCGGATCCATGATTCTAGCAATATCAAGCAAAGTAGGCATATTAGAACCTAAAGCGGCCATAATTATGCTCCTTTATTTTTTCATTGATGGATATAGCACATCAACTGGATTAACTTTTCCAGACGTGCTTCCATCTGGAAACGCGTCCTCGCTGATGGCTTTTCCTGCCTTAACGAGAAATCTTACCATTGCTGGATGATTCCCCACTCCGGTCTCATTTAACATTTCGGACAACTGTTCATCTCCGAACTTGTCCCTTACTTTAGCCACATACGCAAGAGCTTTCTTGCTTTCAATCCCTAACTCTTTAAGAGTCTCAGATTTCCAGCCTTCAATCGTCTCTTCGTATGCCTTTAACGATGCCTGTTTGATGCTTTCTCCCTGCGCTTCAACAAGCGGAGCGTATGTATCTGTGAGCTTCTGTGCTTGTTCTTGAGTTATTCCTAACTCTTTAAAGACAGGTGTAAACGCTTCAAGCATCGCCTGATCTAACTCCATTCCTTCGGCTACTTTTAAATCGTATGCCTCAGGAACTTCACCCTTATTTTCATCCTCGGTCTTATCGCCACCTTCATCGGGCTTTGATTCGTCTTTAGCTGAACTTGCAAGGGTTTTTTCCTCCGGATTAATAGCGGGAGTTTCTTCTACAACAGGGGCATTAGTGTCATCTGTAGCGACTGTTGGTTCAATAATTTCATCACTCATCTTGCTCCTCCTCTTGAGACTTAACGGCTGAGATTGCTTCAGATTGTATCTGTGCAAACATCTGGTTATTGGCTTCAAATATCTCATCTTGAATCCAACGACCAATCTTTTGCGCGCCTATATTGTAAAAGGTTTGTGAGTTTCCTGTCATGGGATCTCGATACAACCCTGAAATACCTAACAATCTCCAAACAATCCTTCTACCTTCAGGCAGAGACAACACTTTTCTCCAATCGCTAAGCTCCTTTTTACGTTTAGATTTCTGTTTTTTCTTATCTTTTTCTTGTCTTTTTGGGTCTAGTATATCGCTCATGTATTTGATCCCACCATGCTAGATGCACGAGTTAAGGCATTATCGCCCTCCATATCCGCAGAAGCTAGATTCTTTGCCACGTTAGCCCCTTGATCGGCAGCAGCAAGATTCGTCATCATCTGTTGAGCTTGCGCGCGCTGGTCTCTTACCATTTTAACTACGCGTTTATCAATTACTAACTTTGCCGGGATTCCTTCCATATTGGCATACTCACGAGCAGCTTCATCAAAGTCAATCACATCAAGAACCTCTGGTTTAACTGCTGCAATGTTTTGTATACGATTCAATGTCCTATCAATCGAAATAGCACCAATAGCCTTTTGTGCCTGTGATAAAATTGATATGAACTCAATCTTTATGTCTTGACCTGAAATCTCTTCAGGCGGAGGAAGGAATAAACCGTTCCTATCCATAATCGCATATAGACGCTCAAGGAATCCGGTCAACATCTCTTTATTCACGCGGTTAAGCAACGGACCCATCATCATCACATTCTCTTGTTCACGTTGTGCAACCTCCGTCGCTGTCATGTTTGTCTTATCGAAATTAACCATCATCAAGAATACATTCACAAAGAAAGTCTTATCAATAGCCTCTTTCAGCTCAACCTTTGAGTTATGAAGCGATTCAAGATTAGGGTTGATCTGATACGCTGGCTTCGCTCCGGTATTTGGATTATTGCTTGTTGTCTTTGTCTTACCACCAGGCATATAATTCGATACACCAGACACCGTGCTATCTTCAATCATCGGAGGATCATAGCTTTTTTCTTTCGATATCAACTCATCAAGGCAAGTCTTCTGCAACTGTTTGACGTTACCGATCGCAAACCATCCGGGGCCATACCCATAAACCTCGTTTGAAGTCACCGTATCCCATCGTGGTGCGATAACAGGAAACTCAATGAATCCTGTTGTTGAAAGAAATTTATCTCCACCTTCGCTCAGCTCCCAGTAAACAGACCTATAAAGCATATTCTTATTATCGTCCATACTCAAATCAGCGTTTGTATTTGGCTCAATCAGGTGACGGATAATAATATCAACGTCAACTCTGTTGTTATCTTTATGCTGTTGGATAACAGGAGAGCAATTATTATACCCGAACATCTCAACACATTGACCGACCTTCAACTCAAACTCACGAGCGAACGAATTAACGATACCGCGGCTATCGGTCCCAAGATAATATTCACCGGCTGTAAAGTTCCTTAATCGGATCACAGAGTCATAATCCTCAAGAATAATCGAACAACTCGTTGCGAACTGCCCCAACTCTTCATACATTGAATAGAAAACGTCGTATGTATTGCTGTTAGCGCAGACATCAAGCATCTTTTCGGTTGTATCATCAAGCCAAACACGCACAGCAGGAACCTTATTCCTCTCTTTATCAGCGATATTAAGCCTACACCATGGCCTTGAAGGGCTTGTCATGCCCGACTGCATACCGCTTGCAAGGATCTTAATTGAATTAGTCGCGTGATCGTCAAGTAAAGTCTTATGGTCGATCATCTGACCTTTAGTCTTTTGCGTGACAAACTTGCCGCGAGTCGGATTTAGATACGTTGAGAGCGTCTGAAACGCGCTTTCAAACTTCTTATATTCACTCTGCAACGAGTTGAATCTCTTATTAGCTTCTGTTTTCTTATCCAAATTAGGCATATTACTGTCCTAGTTTTGTTTTGCCAGTTAATTGCGGACTTAAAAGATCAGCTGCTTTCCCCACACCAGTTGGTGAAGTCTTTATCGTGCTTGCTAATCCGAACCGTGTCTTTTCAATTCTCTTACGCCTATCCTCCTGCGACTGTGCAGCAACTTCCGTCGGTTCAATCGGAGTCGGAGCTGGATCAGCTTTATACGGCTCAACATTTGGTGCTTTCGGTGATGACATACACATATCTTCCTCCTGTTTCCCAACAAAAAAGACGATCCTAGCTAGCGCGCTAGAACCGTCTTATAATATTTGTTGGCTTTACCGGGGATCAATCCGGAAAGGGTTTTAAATTATGATAAAGAACTTAACGGATTGTATTGCTCCTGTACTTGTTGGACTTTCATGCTTAGTGGGTCGTATTTTACATTCTTTTTTATTAATCTGTCAAACTGGTTCTGACTTTTATTCATAACAGGGAACGCAAACGTCAATCCTAAAGCGTCCGCATCATCAGGAGAGTCTATCCCTCTCCTTCGCATATCATCTTTTGATTCAAGAATAAGTTTACCAGCTGACGCTCCTGTTTGCTTTTCATACGCTTCAGGACTAATAAGATCATTAACAAGATCCTGTTCATCAGGTATTGAACCACCGCTACCAAGCCATTCTTTCATCAATCCCCACATCTCAATGCGCTTATTAACATACTTATTATCAATAGGAGAACTGCCGAAATTAACAAGTATCCACTCTCTTCCCATCTGCTTACCGGCTGAGAACAATCCTGTTCCATAACCAAAATCAATAAATACCGCGTCAGCTTTATATTCATCCTCATACCGCGCTAAATGCCCAGCAACAAGAAAATCATCTTCATTCTTATTAAACGTAGCAAGTTTCTTACTCATTAAACCTTGGCGTAAATATATCTTTGTTTCGTCACCCGACCACGCTCGGTCAACACCAATAATGACAGCCGCAAAATTATATTCTTCGGGACGCAAATGCTTGCCTCTGGCGTTTTCAACTATATCAGATGGAATGAACTGATGGTCACTTGACCGTGGGAAGACTCCTCTAACACGAACGCGAAAGAAATCTGAATCTTCATCATAGACTGAAAGCCACTTATTAATCTGTTTCTTATTAGTAATCTTAACCTCACGGCTGTCGATCTGTCTATGATTCCATATATTTCTGTGGGTATTGAAACAATCATAAAATCTGCCTGTGTTTCTCGTTGGATTCCCAAACGCGAACCACATAATTTCCGTATCCTCATCAGTCAATGCTCCTTCCGTAACCTCCCATATAACATCAGGAATAGCACTTGCCTCATCATATAAAACAACAACCCTCTTATCTTTATTATGAAGTCCGGCAAATGCCTCCGGCTTTTCAACTGACCAAGGTAAAAGATCAGCCCTCCATGTTTTCTCATGATTAGGATCTTTTGAATAAATTGATGTAGCAGTATAATTAAACCAGTCTTTTGCTATAAATAGACGAAGCCATTTCTGGCATTCCGGCCATGTTTTTGTTTTTAACTGTGATTCTGTATTTGCTGTTACAATAACACGAGTATCAGACTTTGTAGACAATGACCATAATATTATCCATGCCACTAACGCCGATTTTCCAACACCATGCCCTGATGCTACGGCAATTTGAATTGCTTGATTTGAGCTTAACAACCCATCCCTTACATTACTCAAAATATCTATTTGCCAATTATCTGGCCCATCGTATTTTTCTAATTCTCCTTTTCTCCACTCAAAAGAGAAATAAACCCACGCTAATGGATCTATAGAAAGACTTTCCATTTCCACAACAAGCTGTTCTTCTAATTGTTTATAATTTGTTTCCATTTATTTTATTAGTAAAAATTTTTATCCATTCTTTTCTATACTTATTATTTGTTTTTGAATGGCATGAATTACATAATGTTATAAGATTATCTGGGTTGCTATTATCCTTTTTATAATCTATGTGATGAACACAAAATGACTTGTCTCCCTGTAACGCTCCGCATAATTGACAAGAATATTTATCTCTCTCTCTTATAGATCTTCTTAAAGTTTCGTTCCAGTCTACTGAATATGGTAAATATGAAACTCCGCCTCTCCACAGTGGATGTTTGTCTAGGGATAATTTACCTTTTCCAGCTTTAGACAACTTTCTTCTTGTCTCTTCAGATACCTTGCGTCCAATTGCTTTTTTTCTTATCTTTGCTTTAGTTTCTTTTGAATGATGTTTTCCATACATTGGATTATTTTTTCCACTTATATCATAATTGTTCTTGTGCCCTAAATTTCTTTTTCTATTTGCTTCAATAGCCTCAGGAGTTCCTAACACCTTTTTACAAGTAGCACTAATCCTATCTTTAGTTTTCTGCGAATGTTTGAAACCTTTTGGCATCGCCATCTATTCTTCTCTTTCTTGCTTCGTCTAGCTTATTCGCTAATGTAAAAGCAATTTCTCCAGAATGTTGAATCTCTTTTTTATCAGACCAACTGAATCTATTTTTCATATTAGCATACCAACATCCTGTATTAAAAATTTCTTTATGCAGACCTTCTCTTCCAGCTTTTTCCCACCATGCTTGGCATAAAATACGCGATATTTGGATGGTAAGAGAAAACTCTTCATTAATTTCACGCAAATGTCTCCACATCCATTGGACAGATCCAGCCGTCAAACCGTTTAATTTTAAAAAATGAGATTGAATTTCAACATCAGAATGTCCATCTGAAGAAAGTTCAAATATAATATCTTTCCAATTTTCAGGCATATTATAATCTTCAACAGTGCTTTTTTTAGGTCTCCCACCAGCCATTATTCTTTCTCCAATTCTTCATTATATTTAGTAAGCACAGCTATAATTATTCTCATTCTTTCTTCAGCAGTATATGGCATTATTTAACCCCCGCCGCATCCA